GGGGAGAGGCGTCAGACCGTATGCCACGCAAACGCCTTACCGTGGTCGATGAAGCCAGCCTTTCGGCCATGAACCCCGCATGGGACGACGAAATCACATGCCGGTACCAGCAGCAGCCAAAGCACGTGCTGTTCGATGAATCGAGCCCCAAGACGTTCTACGTTTACCCGGGGAACGACGGTACCGGTGTGGTCGAAATGGTGCTCTCCGCTATCCCGGAGAAGATCACCCCATCCGGATTCCCCGACGATTTCGCCAGCTACGACGTGCCGCTGCCGCTCGATGAGACCTATCACGATGCGCTGCTCGATTACGTCATGTACCGCGCTTATTCGAAAGACGCGCAGTTTGCCGGATCGGCTCAGCGTGCAGCCCTGCATTACCAGCAGTTCGCGAACAGCCTGGGAATCAAAGTCAGCGTCGAAGCGAACACGTCACCAAATGCCCGCGCCCGCGTAGCTCCGGCTTCGTCTGGCGTGGTTCAGGGGGGATAACCCATGCGGGATATTGACGATTTCCTGCCGCTCATCAACGTCTGGGCTCCTGCTGCACCCGAGCCCGTCACGCTGAATTTCCTGCGGCAGGCGGCGAAAGAGCTGTGCCAGCGCACGCGATGCTGGCGGTTCACGGACTCATTCGAGACCACCGGCGACGATATCGAGGTCATGTGTACGCCGCCGTATGCAGACCTGTTCGAGATCGAGTGGGCTCGCTTTGATGACATGGAGCTGGAGCAGAAGGCACCGACCGGTGACATGTTGTTCCACGACAACGGCCAGCCGCGCTATTTTTACCAGACAGGGCCTAACACGATCAGCCTGGAGCCGCGGGCGAAGGGAACGCTCAGTCTGAGCCTGTTCCTTCAGCCATCGGTCGGAACCGAGATGCTGCCGGCATTCATGCTGGACCAGTTCGGAGACGCCCTTGCGGCCGGTACTTTGTCCAGACTGTTACTGTTACCCAATCAACCATTCACGGACGCAAACATGGCGATGGTCAAGGCCGCCGAATGGCGGGACGTCCTTGACCGCAATTTTGCATTCAATTTGCGAGGGCAGCAGCGTGCCAGAAAGCGGACAAAAGCCAGCTTCCTCTGAGGTTTTTACCGAGGGGAAGAGTATCAGCGAAAAGACGGTGCCGGTCCTCAGACAGCGCCGTCTGTTCGATCAGGGGCCTCACATGGCCGAGCTTATCCGGAAGCGCTCCGAGGATACGCTCGACTACACACTCGACCTGTGGCGATGGCTGGAGCCCGGAGAAGCGATTACGCAGTGCCGCGCATGGGCGACACCGCAGGATCTACTCATCCCCCGTCTGGAGTTCAGCGCGACGGCTGTCGTCCTGTGGGTGGCGGGCGGAGACAACAACGTCCGCCACGAGGTGAAGCTGCGCGTCATCACATCGCTCGGCAAGACCAAGCAGTTCAGGTTTATCTACGTCACCAATGGGGTGCCTCCGCACTTCGTTTTTGTCAGTGTGACCTCGCTGGGTGTCAACATCGCGCAGCAGTCAGGCGAGCTGCCGGCATTACCGGTAGGGCCGGTGCCGGGCGCGACGCCGGGGACCTTCTTTTTTGGTGAGGTCTATGTCGGCGAGACGGGTACCACCTCAATTTTGGTGAAAAACGTCGGCGACGAAAATCTCCAGCTTCGGGCGCTGGCGGTTTCCGGCGATTTCACTTTCACCGCAGATCCTCTCTTCACTATCCGTCCGGGCAAGTCGTTCCCGGTCATTGTCACCTTCGAACCGACCGCTACCGGCGCCCGCAGCGGCATCCTGACCGGCGACTTTGGTGACGGGCCAGTCGCGCTGGCCACTCTGTCTGGTACCGGCAAGGCGCTGGCGGCTGTGGCCAGCTTCCAGCCGGCTACCCTCGCATTCTCCGCCACCGACGTGGGCGGGGAGTCCGCGCCGAAAACCGTGCGCCTGTCGAATACCGGCAGGCTCGCAATGGTGATCACCAGCATCTCGGCTACGGGTGATTTCCTGCTGCTGACCGAGGACATTCCGTCCGGGCTGGCGCCGGGCGAGTTCGTTGACCTGTCCGTGGCGTTCAAGCCGACCGTGACCGGCAACCGCTCCGGATCTCTGGTGCTGGTGTCGAATGCAGCTGGTGCGGCATCCCTCCCGCTGACCGGCGGAGGCGCTACCGTCACCATCAGCGTCAGCGATGCGGTTATTGTGGATGTGACCGATGAGGCCGTGTCCAGCCTGACTCCGCTCACCCTGTCGTTTGGCAGCGTCCAGACTGGCCAGCAGAGCGCCGCGAAGACCGTCACGCTAAAGAACACCGGCGGGGCTGCGATGGCCATCACCGGCATCAGCGCCAGCGGCCAGTTCTCGCAGACGAACGACTGCGGAAGCTCTCTTGCTCCGGGCGCCAGCTGCACGATCAGCGTTAAGTTCGCACCGACCACCTCAGGCGCCAAAACAGGGGCAGTCACCGTCGCGACGGATGCCACCAGCGGCGATACCTCCGTTTCCCTGTCGGGGACAGCAACCGCCTCTCCGGTCACAGGACTGCCGCGTCTCTCCGTCAGCGGCACGCAGTTTGTGGATCCGGACGGAAACCCAGTTCGGCTGAAATCAGTCAACTGGTTCGGTGCGGAAGGGCTCAACTACACGCCGCACGGTACCTGGCTGCGGCCGTGGAAGGATATCATCGACCAGATTGCCGGCTTCGGCTTCAACTGCATCCGCCTGCCGTTCTCCGGTGACACAACGACTGCAGGAAGAACGCCGCCGACCACCGCCATCGATGCGGACCAGAACCCGGACCTTGTAGGCAAGACCGCCCTGCAGATCCTCGACATGTATATCGCCTACTGCAAGCAGAAGGGGATTTACGTCGTTCTGGACCACCACCGGCGCACGGCCGGGACTGGCGCTGACGGAAGCCCGATTGACAGCAGCTACACCCTCCAGAACTGGATCGACAGCTGGCTGGTGATGGCCAACCGCTACAAAGACGACACGACGGTCGTCGGCGCGGACCTGCACAACGAGCCTCACGATCTGACATGGGCGGTCTGGGCTGGCTACTGCGAGCAGGCCGGCAACGCCATCCACGCCGTCGCCCCTGACTGGGTGATGTTCGTTGAGGGCGTCGGCATCTACAACGACGACTCGTACTGGTGGGGCGGTCAGCTGCAGGGCGTCGCCTCGAGGCCGGTGGTACTCAACAAGGCCAACCGCCTTGCGTACTCACCCCATGAATATGGCCAGTCGGTCGGCCACCAGCAGTGGCTTGCCTACGACAACGAAACTCCGCCGGCGAACTGGCCCAACAACCTATGGGCCATCTGGCGCAAGGAGTGGGGCTTCATCTTCGAGAACGGCGTTGCGCCGATCTGGGTCGGTGAGTTCGGCGGCTTCTTCGGCGTCGATGGCAGCGGAAATCTCACCAAACCGCACGGCACCTACGAACAGCAGTGGGTGCAGAACCTTGTGAAGTACCTGAACGGCGACTTCGACGGAAACGGCGTGAGCAATCTGCCTGCCGGCAAGCTCGGAATGTCCTTCGCTTACTGGTCCTACAACCCGGTTAGCGGCGACACCGGCGGTCTGGTTCAGGACGACTGGATCACGCCGCAGACGGTCAAACTCAATCTCATCAACCCACTACTGGCGAACTAACTATGGCGGAAACGAATCTGGACGGCGCAGCATACGCCGTATTCGAGGTGGTGCTCTCGGAGGCATCCGAAAGCACCATCGATATTGACTGGCACACCGAGGACGGGACAGGCAAAGCCGGTACCGACTACCAGCAGGGGGCCGGGACGCTTACGTTTGCGCCCGGTGAGACGCAGAAGCAGGTGCAGGTGCTGGTCTATGGCCGCAGCCCGACAGCCAGCACAGACGCGCGCACGTTCAAGCTACGGCTTGAGCCGGCCGCAGACGTCATTCTCAACACCAGCAACACGACCGAGTGCCGAATCGAGGTGAAAACGGCTGAAGACGGCGCGATCTTCACCAGCGTTGTCGTCGCCCGTGGCCCGAAAGGCACAAAGGGCGACGGAGGTCTGAACACCTACGAGCTGGCCAAACTGCAGGGCTTTGTCGGCACACTGGCCGAGTACCTGGCAAGTCTGCGAGGCCTGCCCGGCCCAAATATCGAACTGCAGGCGACGGAAACCCTCATCCAGTGGCGTGTGGCGGGAGATACCGACTGGAACGACCTGATGCCACGCTCCGACCTTGCCGGGCGCGAGGTGGAGCTGCGCAAGGGGCAGACAGCTATCCAGTGGCATTACGCTGGCGATACCAGCTGGACGGACCTTATCCAGATCAGCGAGCTGAAGGGCGCCAAGGGCGACACCGGCGCCGCGCTGGTGAACCGTGGCCGGTGGGCCGCTGGCACCTTCACGCCGGGCGATTATGTCGTCGCAACCGGCAGCGCGGGGACCGATTCAGTATGGATCCTCAAAGACACCGCCGAGTACGCGTCAACGACAGCGCCGAAGAATGATGCCACTCACTGGGTGGAGGTTATCGTCCCGGCCGGCGCAGACGGTCGCGAGGTTCAGCTGCAGAAGGGGAGCACCGCTCTCCAGTGGCGCTATGTGGGTCAAACCGCATGGACGGACCTGATCGCACTGGCAGACCTCAAGGGCGCTGACGGGGAAGCACGGGGCTGGCTTTCCGGTTCAGGCGCGCCGGCATCGACTACCGGCGCAGACGGAAACATGTACCTCGACGTCGCCACGGCCACGAACGGCAACGTCTATCAGAAGTCAGGTGGCGCGTGGACGCTCGTCGGCAACATTCTCGGCCCGGCCGGCAGCGGTAGCACGACTTTCGCAACGACCGAAGAAGCGAAGGACGCAACCATCACGAACAAGGCCTCCTCACCAGCGCGTGTGCGGGAGTTCGTGGAGCAGTTCGGTTTCACCGGCACTTTCACGACGATGGCAGACGATATGAACACGGTCGTTGAGGGCTCATTCTTCAACTACGGTTCGAGCACCGCTCACGCCCCGGCCGGCACCATTGGCTGGGGGCGCGGCATCGCTCTTCCATCGGGTGAAGGCTACGTCACGCAGCTGGCGATCGAGAACGACACCGGCAAGATGTTCGTGCGCTACCAGACAGGCGGCACATGGGGCAGCTGGGCAGCTGTCGGCGGGAGCAGCTCGGGTGGCAGCTCAGGTGGCGATTCAGGCGCAATGAAGGCCGTTCTTAAGGCTGATAAAGGCGTGACGGAAATCGACCTAAGCGACACGCTGACATGGACGGTGGCAGCAGACACTGCCTACGCGGTGCGCATTGTTATGCCTTATCGCACCAACGCCACGACGCAGGGTATCGCGGTCGGATTTGGCGGCACTGCAGGTTTCCAGACGATCGCCCTTCAGGCGCGGGCGATGGCCTCAGACGGCACGATGCTGTCGAAGACGGTCAAAGCCAAAGACACGAAGATGATCTTCCCGACCAGCGCCCAGACGACCGGCGACAACCTTCTCGTCGTCGAGGGTGTACTGCTGACGACCTCCCCCGGCACTTTCACATTCCAGATCGCCGCTGCTGTTCTATACGATTACTGCGCCGCCCAGAAGGGCACTGCCGGTGTTGTTGAAGCTATCGGCTCGACCGCAGCCTAAGGAGAGAAAACATGGCACGACAGGCACAATTCACCGTCAGTCTTTCGAAATCCAGCACCGAGCGCATTTCGGTGGACTACACGACAAAGGACGGTACCGCTGTGGCGCCGGCCGACTACACGGCCACATCCGGGACTCTGGTTTTTGAACCGGGCGAGGTGTCGAAGGTCGTCAACGTTCCGATCCGCGACCAGCTGTCCGGGACATCGGAAGAGACATTTTCACTGGAGCTTTCCAGCCCGTCAGGCGGCTCTATCGGCACAGGCTCCGGGAGCGCCAGCATTCCCGGCGATGAGAGCATCTATCGCTCCCGCTTCAATGCGATCTACCAGCTCATCAAAAGCCCTTCCACGGGCTATTTTGGCCCGGCGACCGGCGCCGCGGCGGGGAAAATCCCGTATCACGCGCTGGAAGAGCTGGTGGTGGAAGCACCCGACTGGGGTAAGGAAACCGTATCCGAGACGGCCAGCTTCTACCTGAAGCTCGAAGCGTGGAAAGCGGTCATGTCTCAGGATGCGACCGGATACGCGGCCGCGTGGGACTGCATCGAGAACTACTACATTCCGAAGTCTCAGGCCCAGCCGTGGGGTGCGTACACCCCCAACAGCCCGGCGCAGTACACCCCCGATACGGCGACGCTTCAGGAGACCCCGGCGGCAGGTGATACGTCGAAAGCAGTGGGGCCTGACCCGCTCTATTCGGCGCTGGTGTCGGCCTACAACACCAAAGAAGTCTACCTCATGCACTGGCTGTTCGACGTTGACGGGGTTTACCAGTTCAAAAACCCGGCAGGCGGCAAGACGATGGTCCCGATCAACAACTTCCAGCGCGGGCCGGTGGAAGACGGCTGGGCGACCATTACGCACCCCTGCTGGGATGATTACAAGAACGGCGGGCACCCGACCTATGGGTGGCAACCGATCTACAACCGTTGCCCGCCGCTCTATTCCGATGCACCGGCGACCGCGACCTATAGCGCCCAGTGGAACTACTCCGTCGCGCCTGATGCGGAATCCCGCTGTATTCAGGCTGCGTGGATCGCCTATTCGATGGCGAACGGCGTCAATGTGTCTGCCTATACGGCCAAGGCCAAGAAAATGGCCGACTACATGCAGTACGCGCTCTACGATAAATATTTCCGGCCCATCAACGGCGGATATGGCGGTGATGGCTGTCACTACCTCCTCAGCTGGGGCTGTGGTTTCGGCGGCGGGATGCCGGGCACTGACCACGACAGCTACTGGGGCTTCCGTATCGGCAACTCTGAGATCCACTTCGGCTACAACTGCGTGGACGTGGCTTATGTCTGCCAGACCGGCAAAGACCTCGCTCCGCTTTCTCAGGGATCCGGCGCGCGCTACAAAATCTCAGTCAGCCGTCAGATGGAGCTTATCCGCTGGCTGCAGAGCCCTGAAGGTCCGATCGCCGGTGGCGTGACCTCGAACTACAAGGGTGTCTACGGCACGCCGACCGATGGCCGTCAGGCTGCGACGTTCTACGGGCTCTATTACACCTACTCGCCGTCCTGGCATAACCCGCCGTCAAACGACTGGGTAGGCTATCAGGTATGGGGGCTGGAGCGCGTCACGCACCTGTACGCCATCGTGGCGCCAAGCAGCGTGCAGGCCGATAAAGACCTCGCCAACAACTGCGCCACCATCCTCGACAAGTGGATGAACTGGGCGTGGGACAACTTCCTTGTCGATGAGCAGGGCGTGATCTCCATGCCAACGGTGCTGAGCTGGGTGGAAAACAGCGCCAAGAGCGGTACCGCGACGCAACCGAACACCGAGGGCACCTACGAGTACCTGCCGACGCTGGCATGGGACGGTACCGGCGACTATGCGTCTTTCTGGTCCGGCAGCAGCGTCCCGAACCAGAACCTGCACTGCCGCATCACCACCACCGGCATCGATCTGGGTATCGCGGCCGGGTTCGTGCAGATGGTGGTCCAGTATTGCTACGGCAAAAAGGTCACGAAAGGGGGCCTCACCGGCGTTATCCCGGGCGGTACCGCAACCTATCAGCAGCTCCTCGACCGCGCGATCGCCTATCTCGATACGATGTGGACGAACTACAAGGATTCGAAGGGCTTCGGTGTCGTCGAGCCGATGGGCGCCTTCACCCGCATGAATGATGTGCTGTGGATCCCGCCGCAGTTTGGCACTGGCTCGATGCCAGACGGCTCCGTTCTGAAGAACGGCCAGACCACCTTCCGCAGTATGCGTAAATTCTACGAGAACACGGACATGTGGCCAGCCGTCGAGGCATATCTGGCTGGTGGCGCGGTGCCGAGCCAGAAGTATCACCGTTTCTGGGCGAACGTGGACGTCGCGGTGTCTTACGCGATGCTTGAGAAGTATTTCCCGGAAACCGCCGCATCGGCGTAAGGAGAGGTGAGTATGGTGCTGAAAATCGCAAACCTCGCCCGCAGCAAGCTGGCCGTTCCAGTCTCGAAGGACGAAACGCAGCTGCAGGTACTGACCGGGCATGGAGCCCGGTTTCCTGTGCTGTCATCCGGCGACTGGTTTCCTGTGGTGCTGGAAAACGAGGACGGCAAGATTGAGATCTGCCGGGCCACCGCCCGAACCGGTGACGTCATCACAGTCCTTCGCGGCCGGGAAGGAACGGATTCGCGCGCCTACCTGGCAGGTGACGCCTGCGAGCTGCGCATGACCGTGGACGCCTATAACGCGCTGGGCGGTGGCGGAAGCTCGACCGGCCCAGTCATCAGCGTGTCAAACGCAGTCATCGTGGAGGCGTAATGGCTATCCGTATCGCCTCATTCGCGGGGGAAATCCCCCGCCTCATTCCCCGCCTTCTGAACGACAACTACGCTCAGATCGCGCAGAACACCAAGCTGGAACAGGGCAACCTGCTGCCTATCCGGAGAGGGCGCTTTGTCACGAAGCTGACCGCCGCGGCGAAAACCATCTATCGCCACGGCAATGACTGGCTGAGCTGGTCCTCGGCCGTTGACGCGGTGCCGGGTCCAGTGGCCAGTGACCGACTCTATGTCACCGGGGATGGCGCGCCGAAGGTACGCTTCAACGGGAGTTTCTATCCGCTGGCGCTGGCGCGGCCCTCGGCGGCCGCTCATGCGGCCACCAGCTCAACCGTGGACGATGCCAACTCGTTCACGGTTCTCTATTCCTACACATGGGTGACAGCGCTTGATGAGGAGTCGGAGCCCGCTGACCTGTCGAACGAGCTGCTGGTGGATACCGCATCGACGGTGACGCTCACCGGCTTTTCGGCCCCACCAGCCGGCCGGCTGGTTGACCGTATGCGCATCTACCGGTCGCAGACCAGCGCCCTCGGCAACACGTCGCTCTACTTCATCGCAGAGCGCGCGGCCGGCACCGGCGCTTTCAGCGACACGATCCAGAGCAACCCAATTCAGGAGGTCATCCCGTCGGCGGACTTCAACCCGCCGCCTGACGACCTTCATGGGCTAACGTCTCTGCCAAACGGGATGATGGCCGCATTCACCGGGAAGAAGCTCTATTTCTGCGAGCCATACATGCCGCACGCGTGGCCGGAGAAGTACGTGCTCACGCTCGACTATGAGATCGTCGGTCTCGGCGCGTTCGGCTCATCGGTCGCCATCATGACCAAAGGATGCCCCTACGTTGCGCAGGGTACAGCGCCAGAGAACATGACCAGCGAAAGGCTGGAGGTGAACCACCCGTGCCTTTCAGCGCTCGGTATCGTTGATCTGGGCTATGCGGTGGCCTACCCGGCGCCGCAGGGGCTGGTGACGATCTCCCAGAACGGCGCGCAGGTCGTCAGCGAGACGGTCTTCACAATGGACCAGTGGCGCGCGATGCAGCCGGAATCGTTCATCGCCGGTCAGTTCGCCGGGCGATACATGGCCTCCTACCACTACCAGGACGACGCCGGCACCGAACGCGAGGGCATCATGATGATGGACCTCTCGGGCAGTCAGCCGTTCCTGCTCCGGTCCAGCGACTCGGCCGACGCCATGTTCTTCGAAGTCGGCACGGGCAAGCTGTTCCTTCTGCGAAATGGTGTCGATATCTACGAGTGGGATGCCATTTCCGAGGACTATGGCGAGCTGCTGTGGCGATCGAAAAAGTTCGTCACGAACACCTTCAGCATGTTCACCTGCCTGCTGGTGGAAGGCGACCCGTCGCTGACTGCCGTCCAGCTGCAGGAAATCGCGACCAAGAACGCAGCCCGGCGCAAACGCAACCGGGCCATGCTCGCGAGTGGCCAGACCGGGGGCTCAATTGCCGAAGTGGCCATCGGCAGGACGGCTATCGGCGCCAGCCTCCTCGATCCGGTCGATGATGTGGATATCACGTTCTCGGTCACGCTCTACGGCGACGGAAACGCGATCTGGACCGGCTACGAGATGAACAAAATCATGCGTCTGCCGGGCGTGCGCCAGTACCGGACGTGGGAGATTGAGATCCGGTCTAACCAGTCGATTACGGCGCTGGTACTGGCCTATTCCCCGACTGAAATCGCGGAGGGCTGATGGCTATCAACGATCAGGAGCTGAAGAAGGTTGTCGAGGCGGTGGCCATCCTGATGGGCTGGCGCGGCAACGGCGACAAAGCGGCACTGCTGCGCGGCGAGCTGGCGAACCTGCAGGAGTTCATCGCCAAACTGACGAAGGGCGCCAAAACGCTGGAGAACCAGCTGAACGTCATCAACGGTGATGTGGTTCAGGCGAAGCAGGATATCAGCGAGCAGAAAGACCAGCTCGAACAGCTGCAGCAGGGACTGGCCACCGTCCAGCAGGGGCTGGCCAGCGCAGAGAACGCGCTGGAGGAGCTGAACAGCAATCTGGCCACCGCACAGGAGCAGATCGACAACATCGCCGAGGGCTCCAGCACCGCGACACAGGACCTCGCGAAGCTGAAGCAACAGACCGGTACCGTTGCGCCACCCAGTCCAACGCAGGGGCAGGTCTCCGCGCCTCCGGACGCTACGCAGTTCAATCAGGCGCTGGTGGATATTGCGGCCGCGATGACGGCGATATCGCAGCTGAAAAACGCAATCCCCACCTGACCTTTTGCCTTCTTCAGTGTTTGCGTTTCAGTTATGCTTGATACTGAAATCGAAACATGAGGGCAGTGATTTGAACGGGTTCATTTACGGCGACAACGACCGGCTGGTCGGTTGGGCGGCTGAGGTGATCGGCTTCACGCCCCGGAATGACGTGCAGGCCATCGGCTGGCAGGAAAACGGCCAGCTGAGGGCCGTCACACTCTGGGACGGCTTCTCCGCCTGCGACTGCAATATCCACATCGCCAGTGACGGTTCCGGGAAGTGGCTGCGGCGCCCCTTTCTGAGGGCATCGTTCTGGCATCCCTTTGTACAATTCGGCCTTCGCCGCGTGACCGGGCTCGTGCCCGCGAAGAACGCCGCCGCGCTGAGGTTTGATCTTCACCTTGGGTTCGTCCGGGAGGGCCTTATTCGTAACGCCCTGCCGGATGACGACATCATCATCCTGGGAATGCTGCGCGAGGACTGCCGGTTTCTCCCTGAAAAGCTCAGGAGTTAGCCATGCAACTCGATATCCCCCAAATCTGCACCATGCTTCTCGCCGCTATTCTGCTGTGGCGATCCGGCTGGAATATGTTTGAACCGGAATTTGTCCTCGCTGACGGTGCCGACACGCCGCCCGAGCCGCGCGAAGAGCGCAAGGCATGGGAAGACCTGCTGATGTTCAAAAAGGGCAGCGGCGGCTCATCGCCGAAGCCGGATCCCGCTATCGGTCAGGCGGCTCTGATGGAGGCGCAGACCGGCAAAGAGTACCTGAACTTTGCCAAGGAGCAGTTTGCCGTCGCGAACGCACGGCAGGAAAAGCAGGACGCTATCGCGAACGAGGTCACGCAGGATCAGCTCTCTGCAAGCCGGCAGTCGCGTCAGTGGGCGACTGAGGACCGCAACCGCTACCAGAGCACCTTCGTACCGTTGCAGAACGAGTTTATCGACACCGCGAAAAGCTGGGACAGCAAGCAGCGGCAGGACAAGCTGGCCAGCGAAGCAAAAGCTGATGTGCTTAACAATGCCGCTCAGCAGCGACAGACCTCCCAGCGCCAGATGGCCGCGCTAGGCGTCAACCCGACCAGCGGCCGTTATGCCGGCGTCGATCGCGCTGGTGAAATGGCTACCACGCTGGCCGCTGCCGGCGCCGAGAACACCTCGCGCAATCAGGTGCGCAAGGAGGCGGTAGCGATGAAGGCCGATGCCATCAATATGGGCAACGGCCTCAGCGTTAACCCGGCCACCTCGCTGGGCCTCAGTTCGTCCACCGGCGCGGCAGCCTACGGCACCACCAGCGCCAATAACGCACAGGCCGCAGGCAATACGAATATCGTTTCAGGGGGCTACCAGACGTACATGCAGGGCCTGAACAGCCAGGCGAACATCCTCAACCAGCAATACAGCAACCAGCTCAACGCGTGGAGCGCGCAGCAACAGGCGAACGCTGCGAATACCTCCGGACTGTTCGGCGGTCTGGGCTCGGCTGTGGGCATGGGTCTGGTGGCGTTCTGATGATGACCGACAACGCACAATTCATCACTGACGTCTGCGCGCAGCACGGGACGAAAATCGCCCTGCAGCTCTCCGGAGGCCGGGACAGTCTCGTCGTCTGGTCCGTCCTGCGCGATATGGGCCTTCTGGATACGGTCACGGTTTACTGGGTGAACACCGGCGATGCCTTCCCCGAGACGCTGGCCATCATCGGGCAGGTAAGGGCAGAGAGCCCGCATTTCGTGGAGATCGCCGGCCGACAGCCTGAGGTCATCGCCATGTTCGGGATGCCGACCGACCTGCTCGGCCGCAACTGCACGCCGATCGGCCTCATGTGCGGTCAGGGTGAGGTGCATATGCAGGACAGCTATTCGTGCTGTGGTCGCGTCATCATGCAGCCGCTGCACGAACGGATGCTGGCGGACGGCATCACCCTGATTATCCGGGGCCAGCGAGAACAGGACTCGCACAAGGCGCCGCTCAGGTCAGGGGATACCGAGGCGGGGATCCAGTACCTCTTCCCGATTGAGGACTGGACCGACGAGGAAGTCGAAGAGGGTCTCGCGCAGAGCGGTCTGCCCCGTCACCCCTGCTACGACTTCATGACCTCCACGCCCGACTGCATGACCTGTTCGGGCTGGTGGGAGGAGAGACGGGCCGCGTTTCTCAAAGCACACCATCCGGAAGCGTGGGCGGAATACCAGCGCCGGCTTGAGCTTATCCGGGCCTCTACGGAGCGCCTGATCCAGTCATTCAACTTCGAATACGGGGACGACCTATGAACAACGGTGCCGCAGGGGCGCTGCTCTCCGGGCTGTCATCCGGCTACATGGCCGGAAAACAGCTCCAGCGCTTCGGGAACGATATGGCCGAGCCTGCCAAGGCTGCTCCGGCCACCAGCAAAACGCCGGACACCAACGCCGGCACAGCGGTCCAGAGCTTCGCCGATCGCAATCCGCAGGCAGCGCTGGGCGTCAACGGCATGACGCCGGCAAGTCAGCCCACTGTCAGCCCCACCGGCGCAATCGGTCTGGCGGCAGATCAGTGGCAGGCGCAGCAGCAACAGCCGCTGCCGGCAACGGCCGCGAACAAAGCCGCGACCGATAACGGCCAGTGGTCAACGCTCGCCGGTTTCATGAACCAGAAAACACAGGGGGCATCATGAGTAACGTTGGACTGGGCGTGGGTGCCTTCATGCAGGGCCTCACCGGCGGCATGTCAGCGATGCAGGGGTACAAGCGCGCTGAAACCCAGCAGAAGCTGGCGGACATGCAGATGCAGGACATGCAGGACGAACGCAACGCCAAGCAGGGCTACAAGGACCTTGCGGCGCAGGGCATGACCGACGCGAAAAGCCACACTGATGGCCAGATCGATAACGTCATGAACTACTACATGAAGAACACGGCGCCCAAGCTCCAGCAATACTGGCTGCAAAACGGCGACGTGCAGAAGGCGGATGCCTTCGGGAAATGGATTCAGGACCAGAACGTTCAGCAGGGGATGCGCTACAGCGCGGCCTTCATGCGCTCCGCCCAGCTCGGTGATGCCGAGGGCGCCATGAACAACCTGGTCAAGATGTACAACCAGCCCGGCTATTTCGAGGACGGCATGAGTGCCGTCAACGCGAAGATTCTGCGCGACAAGCAGGGCAACAACGCTGGCATGGAAATTACGCTGCGCAACGACAAGACCGGCGAAACATCCACGACCACCTTCAACAGCATGGCTGACGTCTACAAGTTGGGGATGCAGTTCGCCGCGCCGGAGAGTGTCTTCAACTACGGCATGGAACAGCTGAAGGCTGGCCAGACCGCTGCGGCGGCTAACGCCAAGGAACAGCGCGACTGGCAGCGAACCGTTGCCGGCAAGCAGCTCGACCAGAACTACAAGCTGGAGGCGCAGGGCAACGAAAGCCAGCTCCGCATGGCTGAGAACGCCGACAAGGCCCGCAACGGCAACAACAACCCGGAGGCGCAGCGCATTCAGGCGCGCATCAGCGCCTTCAAGGCCGCCGGTAAGACGGATGAGTGGATCGCCAACAACATGACCCAGATTGTCGGCATCGAGAACCGCTCACGGCCGATCACCTCGCGTATCGATGACTACATCAAGCTGAAGACCGAGAACGATACGAAGTTCCGTAAGCTATCTCAGGATGAGCAGATCCGGGAAGCGCAGCAGTACATCGAGAAGCAGGACAGCCTAACCGGCGCCGAGGCGACTACGCCCGGCCTTGGCGTCCCGCCGGGCATGAAACCCGCGCAGACGCAGCAGCAGCCGCAGGGTGACATTTATTTCGACAGCAAAACTGGTCAGCTGATTACTCGTTAAGGATTGCACGTGGCTAACAATTTTTTGGCTTCTCCCCTTGAAGACGCGCTGTCAAAGGCGCCGTCTTTTGGTCTCCCGGACAACTTCCGCCAGTCTGCTGAAGGGCGGCAGTCGGTTAACATCACGCCGGGCAATGTGCCGTTTCAGTCATTCTTCCAGGCGTCGTCGCGCAAATATGGCGTGCCGGTCAACGTCCTGATGGCGCTGGCGCAGCAGGAATCCGGCTTCAACCCGACCGCGCTGGGACAGCCCACGCAGTGGGGCCGGGCCAAAGGCCTGATGCAGTACATCGATGACACGGCGAACGGTCTGGGCATCAACCCCTACGATCCGGTTCAGTCCATCGATGCGGCCGCGCGTCAGCTGCGTGAGCGACTGGATAAGGGCTACTCCATGCAGGAGGCGGTTCAGGCGCACTTCGGTGGCGACGACCGAAAACAGTGGGGGGCGAAGACCCGCGCCTATGGCGTTGAGGTGCTCGGGAAGGCACAGCGCTTCTTCGACGGGACGGCCGGCCCAATCAAGGCGGCTCCGCAGAATGGCCAGCAGACCCAAGAGCAGCAGCTCCAGCAGGACTATCCCGCCGCGCAGAGCGCGATGGAGAACATGGACCAGAACCGGCTGCGCGATAAGGCCGCTCGTGTCAGCTCTCAGCTGGACGAGCTGAACAAGGATGAGCCGGGCCGCTACCGGCTGGCCACGCCGGAAGAGATCGCTCAGGCTCAGGCCCAGCAGCCGGCACAGCAGCAGAACCAGCAGCAGGCCCAGCCGCTCGACTTTTCGCAGCAGAACGCCCAGACGGCTGAAAGCCAGCAGAAAACAGCGGAGCAGGCCAGGAGCTTCACGGATCAGGCCCTGTCACTGGGTAAGGACAGCCTGCTTTTGCTGAACTCCGGTCTGAATACAGCCGCTGCCGATGCAAAGGAGCTGGT